AGTTGGACTCCCCGGGTACTCGCAATCTTTCGTTCCCTGCGAGATCCACTTCCGGCTTGCGCCGTCGCCATACAAAATGACGCGCTTCTCTCGTTAGCTACAAGTCTTTCGACATAATTGCTTTCCCAGACCCGCCCAAGGCACATCAGTGCACCACGCTCATTAAACACACACTAATCAACAGGACTCAGAGAGTCTCCCTGTATCAACTGGGTATTCGACCGCGGTACGTGTAGGACTTACTCAATTCGCCTCTTCTGTGTTGATCCTTAACCGGAAGAAAATCATTGCCAATAAACACTTTTATTGCCCGATGATTGGGATTGTATACCACATTAAGCCATTTCAGGCCCCTCTAACAGGTCATAATACGCGGCTCACCTTTCACCCGGCGGATTTTACTCCGTCGATACTCAGATCACAGCTCTGTATCGGGTACTTTCGTTCCATTCAGACTTTTACTCGTATTTGGTTGACAATGTGACCAAACCAATAGTGATGCAGGATCCCCTAGTCTCGATTCCACACACCTCGTTCCTGCAAGGAACACACCGGTCTTACACGACACCTAACATTAGTCGGGTGCGCTAACAAACTGCGCCCATCTTTCGACGACCCAGAGCAAGTTTCCTCACCCCAGTAGGACGACCAAGTTAATGGCCTTCGCATTGGCTTGTCAAGTTTTACTGGACCTGTTGTTCCCTCTAAGGCGATCATCAGTGCGCTTCCTCTAAACTTCCAGGTAGCATCCCACCACTACGGAATGCAATCCCTTTCCCCCCGTTGCGCGTAAACTCCTCCACCTTGTCCGCGATTGTTTCGCAAACCAGGACATGCTCCGACTTTTCACCTCCGAGGCCCCTGCCATCCAGACATCTTGCTGGCACCAGGCTTCCAAGGGCACTCCAATCACCACCTCCCATCTTCTCCAGTAGGCTTCTACCTACGTCGACCGACAGATTCCCCCTCCACTTCAACGTTTCTTTCTCCGGTGATTCCACTTTATGTCCCCACGAATGGGTTATGGTGTCCCACGTGACATGCTGCTTCAGCAACGGATCACAACGCCGAACCTGATCCAGGCTTACAGCCCGGAGGTATTCCTTCTTTTCCTCCCACTCTTCATCAGGATCTTCCTCTTGCGCGTCGCAGGCTATAATGGGCCTGTCCCATATACATCCTCTCGTTACCTCTCTTCCAAACTTCTTCCAGATACCCTTCGGAAAATTCCAATAACTCCTTAGACGGGAGTCGGCTCTATAGCCAGAGGGAACCCCGAACTTCGCATGCCTGGCTGACGTTACCAGGAATGCAGACACCACCCATCTTGCCTTCTTCTTTAGGTCGACCGACAACCTTTCAATTTGAGCCCAAAAAGACTCATCGGTGTTCTTGAAGAAGGTCTTGCTACGCAAGACAGGTACGAGTCTGCAGTGACCCTCTCGATATAACTGAGGGTACACGCGACGTTCTTTCCCCTTTTGGATTCTCGAAGACCAGATAAAGTAGGTTGAGTTAAGGGAGAAAACACGTGGATGACACATCGTTTTCCCTGGAGAAAGTATTAACCCAAACTTCTCGACGCCTTCCTTCCACTGCTGGATATGGGTTAGTGATGACCGGAACACGATATCATCACCATTTATCACCAGCTCGCGATTCTGCTCGACTCCTCGAGCTACTGTGATCCCGATCGCGCCCCGAAAGGCCACCAGGTTTGCCAAGTTGAGCAAAGGGAAACTCATGAGGTCCCCCATCAACTGTCCCGTTAATCGCTCTCCTACCACCTCCAGATCCCTCCCGAGTAGGTCTCCAATCGAGAACAACTCCTCCGCCGTATCCCAAACCTCCGATGGAATGTGCTGTGACGTAGCCCTTAACGCACGAAGCATCATCACGCCTCGCCACCGCCGGAACGAATCCGTAGCCGCGGTGTAGTCACCCGAGCAAAAC